GAACTGCATCTAAATTTGTTTGGTTGTTAATATGATCTGTTGTTTTATTAACGGCAAAATTGACTAAAAAACCATCTGTAGATGTTGGCTCATTAGATAATGTAACACCTAGCGAAGCCAAACGTTCTTTTACTGCTTCGAGCATGAAATCAAACCCTATTCTGCTTTTTGAGCTTCTTCAATTTTCTTGATGATGCCCTCTTCTGTTGTAGCCTTACCGATGTCAATTTGACGTTGTTCAGCATAAGCTTTTAGCTCATCAATAGACATGCCCTCAAATGGACTGTCCGGTGTATTGGTTTGCTTTTCCGCAACTTTGCCAATGACTTCAACTAAATTTTCATTTACATGATCATCTTCCATTTCGAACTGTGCGTCTTGCGGATGCGTTTTACCCTTATAGCGCACAGGAACATTAATTACTTTTACTAATTTCATTTATGAGCCCTCCTTATGCAATCGGTTGTGCTTGGAATACGTTATTTGCTTCTGGGAATGATGGGATAGCAGTAGATGCTGCCTTTGCCCATGTTGACACTGGGTCTAAACCTTCTTCAAAAATCATGCCAATTACGTTGCCAACATTCGTTACCTCTTCATTCCCTTGACGTAATAAGCGTGATTCTTCAGGAGTAGGACCGTGAAGCGTTTCGCCTAATTGAGCATCACCAAACATTACGAACTTATTTTCTGGGAAGTAACGCATCGTTGTATACGTTCCGGTTGCATTTTGCACGCGATATTTAGAATCGTATGTTGCAATCGTAGGTAAGCCATGCGACTGCATGAATGCATTTAAGTCAGCTAAAGTAGCGACACGACCACTATCTTTACCGAATAAAGCAGCGATGATTTTCGCATTACGTAAAATCTGACCGGCAATTTTTGTAGATGTTAAAGCACGAGTTGGCTTTTCATCTAATGCATCCGACCAACGAGTAATATCGCCAATGATATCCGCTGTTTCTAGGTCCCATAAAGCCGTTCCAGTTAAAGCCTCTTTATGTTCATTTGGCACTTTATAATCAACTGTTAATGTGCCGCCTCCTTCCATGGCTAATGAAAGCTTGCCATCCGCTAAAGCTTGCATACGCATAATTTCTTTTTCTGCACGAACATCACCGACAGCACGATCAAGTAAATTAAATACACGACCCATTAACACTTGCTGTTCCTGCGGTGTACGAGGGAATTGTAGCGCAATTAAGTCCTTCTCTTTAATTTGGTATTTCTTTTTGATGTAAGCTGCTTCAAGTGCTTGCTCACCGAACTCTACAGAACCGATTTCAGCTTCAGTATCGAAAGCATGAATTTTAGCAGCAACAGGGAGATTACTCGCACCTACTAAATATTCAAATTCAAGTGTGTCGTGCTTCACTTCTGGGAAAAGTGTTTCACCTAAAAACGGTGTGATTTTACGCTCCTTTAAATAACTAAGAACTGTCTTATGGTCAAATAACTCTAAAATATCTGGCATATTAATTTTCCACCCTTCAATTATCGGAATTTAATTTCTTTTAATGCTGTTTTTGCTTCAGCTGTTGGTTCTGTGTGTAAACGTGCTTCTAAAATGTACGCTTCAACGATTAACGAGCCCGGTTGTGGACCATGTGTTACATCAACATCGTTATACAAAATACCTTTTGCAGTTGCATCGTTTGCAGGTAACACGGTGCCAGCTCGTACAATTTTCTTTCCGTTAGCATCAGCAACTACCCCGACATCACTAACTAACGTTGTGAATGATTGCACCTTTGAAGATGCTAAGAAGTTAACGCGATTATAATTTGTTACACCTTTTACATATGGCATGTTTATGCCCTCCTTCTAATTAATTTTTATCCCCAAGGATTTGGCGCATCAGAACCGACAGCACCTTTTTCATTGAATTGCTTGGCGAATGCACTACCTGTGTCCAATTCGCCACCTGCACCACCGTCTCCGCCTGCTGGGTTCAAGCCTCTTAAAGTAGGTGGTTTCTTCTCGTCCTTTTCAGGCACAAATAAAAAGGGCTTCGATTCTTGCAACGATTTAAGCTGCTCATCCAGTCCTTTTGTGACATTACCTTTATCATCTAGCTCTACTGTTGCCTTATCCAATAATCCAGCAACTAGATCAACGTCATGTACTTTGCCTGCAAGCGCTAATTTTAATGCAGTGGACAGACGCTCATCTTTCAACTGCTGCTCATACTGCTCTTTCGCTTGCTTTTGTTCATCTTGAAGCTTTGTGATTTCGGCTTGTAATTCCTCGTTACCTTTCGCTTTATCCTGTAAATCTTTCAACTGCGTTTCATGCGTTTTCACCTGTTCTTCAAGTGTTTTCTTCGCATTGTTCACCTCGTCAAAGCGTTCTTTCGGAATCATCGCTCCATACTTATTAATAAGAGCGTCAGCCTGTTCCTCACTAAAGCCCATTGCAATTAAATCCTCTTTTTTCATTACTACATCCTCCTAATACGTGTTTTACGAGTAACGACTCGATAGGTTTAAACACTTTCAGTTTAACGTCATAAAGCGCTAAAAAGACGGGAATTTATTCATTACGAGCGATGGAGGCATTCGCCCACATGCTTGCCTGCTCTAAATTGGTCATAGCTAATGATTTCTCGCGGCTGTTTGGACATAGTTCGTCAATCATATGCGCAAGTTCTTTCGCTTTATTGCGCAAAGCCTCATACTTTTCGGGTTGTCCCTCTTTCGGCGCGTGATATTTAAAGTTGTTTTCGAGTTGTGGATTTATATAATCTTTAGCTTTAATTGGTTCACGAATTTTTTCGTCCATTCCATTCATCCTTTCGAATTTACTATCTCAATAAATAGGCATTCGTATGGCAAAAATAAAAAGCCACCTCATAAGTTGAAATGACTTTTAAATATTTTTATTCTGTTACAAGTTTCACATAAATTAATTTAGATTTTGGTACTATTAATAAATTTTGACCCTTTTCATTGTTGAAGAAAATCATATCTTCCGAATAAAATACTTCTGCGACATTCTCTACATCAGCGTATTGGATACCTTGACTCCCATCATATAATACCACTTCATAATTCATGTTATCACCTCCCACACTAATATAATACCATATTTAGGAAACAAATCTTTCTTCCCATTCAGGATATTTAATATTACTAGAAATGTAATAAACTTCACCATTCTTTTTGCGTGCAATACGCTGGCTATAATCGTCCTCAAAATAAGGAGCTGTCGTAGTCCTGCATCGCGGGTGGAACGGATTGGCTGTAACACCAGGCTCAAAATCCGTTAACTTAAACACCTTACCGTCCATCGACTGACAAATATCACTCGTCTTACTATCTAACGTAGCAATGATCTCGTATTGCTCCACATCAAGCTCACTGTAAGAATCCTTTGAAGCTTGAGCACTAAAAAAAGCCTGCTCGGTTAATACCAAACGGGCCGCATTCGAGCGAGATGTATTCATTTTTTTCTGAATGACGGAAATAAGCCTGTGTGGGCTCTCTCCTTTAGCTACAGCGAGCGTTAACTCTTTATGGAGCGTATCAATCAATAAGCCTCTGTCGCGCCAAATTTTAGCGCTGAATGTCAGATTATCGGCAGTCCAAGGTTTGCTAATAATTTTAGTTAATCTAGCCTCATCTAGCTTTTTGAATGAAAACCCCACATTAAAAGCCTTTTGCACTTCAAAAGCCGTATGATAATACTGTTCTTGATAAACTTCTTTCATTAAGCGCTCAAAGCTCTCAATTTGGTCGCCGTACAGCTTTTCAATATGTTGCTGCAACTGTAGCTTCAAGCTCTCCAAACGCGAAATATGGACGCGAGAAGAAGCATTTTCAAGTTGTTTCATCCATTGTTGATTAATTGCATTCTTTTGACCATACTTAATGTAATCATCAACAGACCACTTGAATTCCTTCAATTCTTCCGTTTTTAGGAGTCGTTTGGCTTCATCTAATGTCACTCCCTCGGATTTTGCAAAACGCTCATACCAACGCAAAATATCTGCTTCAAGTGAACGCATTGTTTCGATGTAGGATTTTTCTAAATCAGCATAATAAAAGATGGAACGTTGGTGTTGGGCGTCTTCCAGTGCTTCAAAACGTTCTTGCCAATAGCTACGTGGTTTCTTTGCCATTCAATCACCTTCACTCATTCAATTCTGGCTCAATATACTCGATAATTTCACAAAGCGCGCTACAATACTCATCAGGCTTTTTAGCATCTGATTTCGTTACATCGTACTGTTCGCCGCAATATTTACACTCATTCATCGCCATTTACCTCAGCCTCCACGTGCATATGGACCATAGCAAAACGAATGGTGAAAGGAGAAATACAAATGGTAGCAAAATGACTACTAATATCGTTTCAACGAAATGTTTAAACTTCATCATTATCACCGCCTTGTTTCTGCTTTTGCATCTGCATAAAGTGAACTCCATACCCAGTACCACGTTCAGTTTCTTCTTGTTCTTCTTGCTTTTTACGCTTCAACTCCAGCTGTACGTCCTTCACATATGGATGCTGAGCAATTTTCGTTTCCTCTGATAAATAAGGTGACTTTTCAAGCACCTCTACGACTTCCTTCTCGTTAATTAAAATATCGCGATTGAAAGTAATATCAATTTGCTCTCCTTCAAAATCACCCTTACCTGTATTAGCTAGGTGCTGATTGATAAACCAAAGCAATTCCTCAAACGATGCCTGAAATTCGGTTTCGATACCATTTGCATCAAGCTCGATATCGCTGTACATCGACTGGATATTCATCTGATTCGGATTGTTGGCCATGCGTTCATCTTTAGCATCATAGCCCCGGCCGTTTTCAATGAGTGCCTTTTTGAACAAAGAAAGAATGACTTTGTAGTTATCCGCATTAACCTCGATTGTTAAAGTCTCAACCCCACCTTTTTGACCATCACCAGAACGGACTTTAACAGCCCCGTACTGCGATAGATTACGGCGGAACTCACCTAAATCTTGCCCATCATAATTATGCAGCACCAATAAAGTATTACGAGCATCTTCCTGCATATTATTTTCAAAATCAGATAGCATGGTGTTAATGCCATCTTGCAACGATTTAACGCGCTTAATCAACGGAATTTCCTTGCTATTAAATTTGAACGGAATCAAGGGTACACGCTGCCAGTTGTAATCACGTTCTTGCTCTTCAACTGAAATCGTGACGTAAGGCTGTGTTTGAATCGTTACATCTGGCACCAAACCACCGTTAAACCATTCGTAGTAATCTACGCCCTGCGTACTATATACTTCCGCTTTTTCTTTAACGACTTCTTTTTCACCTTCATATACAGCGGTTGTATAAATACGAATGGCAAAATCAACAATCGTTTGCTCCGAATCCTGCCAAAACGGGATAATCTGATGCGGTGGGAATCGTTTGATAGTGAACTCACCGTGCTCATTGTAATAAGGATAGAGCCACCCGATACCACCGTTTAAAGCATCTTGACCAACCGCTTTAAGCGTACGATGGAAAC